CGGCGCTCTTTTTCTGCCAACGCCGCGTATAAGTGAAGCATAAAAGGGTCTGCATCTCGCCCGAGTTCGGCAACGATGAATGGCACCCGTTGTGCCATTAATCCCGATACAAAGGCCACATCGCGGGAAAGCCGATCCAGCTTGGAAACGACAACGCTGCATTTCGCAGATCTTGCGGCCACGAGGGCAGCGGAAAGCTGCGGGCGCCTATCGAGAGCGTCGGCTCCTCTGCCACTCTCAAACTCAACATATTCAGTAACGATCGCCAGCGACTGGGCCTCGGCAAACTGCTGAATGACGCGACGTTGCGCCTCGATACCGAGCCCCGAACGCCCCTGGCGCTGCGTCGAGACTCTGAGGTAAGCAATGACCGGCTCCATACAAACGGCATACCACCGTATGGCGTTTGGTCGTAGGGCAATTCAGAGCAATGTCATTGCTCTTTTCATGTTGCAGCAGCGCAGACGAACGAACAGATTTCATTTCGCTTTGCGACATGCCGCCACGTGCGGATCACGTGCGCACGTTTATTTTCGAGTGAGATAGGCCGGGCTCTCCGCAAGAGGCGCCCGTGTGCCCTCGCTGGCGTTCCTGACCCGCAAACAGCAGCCTCACTCGGCTCGCCGCGCATATCGTTCGAGCCACTCCTCACATTTCGCCGGCATGACCGCGATAGGGGCGGCGCAAAATGCGAGCGGCTGCGAGCTGCAGCCGCGGCCGCCCGCCGGATAACCTCGGTCGCGAGGTCGCGGGCATTTAGCCGGGCCTTCTTCGGCATCTCACTTCCGCTCAATCAGCGGAAATGGCCTTGCGTCCCCCTCGATGATCTTTGCCGAAGCCAAACCAAGGTCGCTGGCGGCCGTGCGGATCATGTCCATCAGTTCCTCGTCGGACAGCTCGCTGAGGTCCTTCCTCGCAATAGAGCCGGAGTGACGCAGCTCCGTCGGAGTTTCGCGCCATCTCGCGTGAGTCTTGAGCCAGAAGATTTGTGCCGTCACGTTGCCATTTTTGGCGGCGCTGAACAGAAACCCCGCAACCTGGGCGTTTGCCTTGGACTCACCGAGGTCAAGCTCCTCGCGGTAATGCTTGCGTAGAGTCTTTGGGTCTACGCGCATAACCCGCGATATATCGGTCTCCGGGATTCCGTAGGCGGCCATGGCTTCGACCTGACGGCGCAGTGGCGGGTCCGGCTTGTGCGCCCGGCGTCCCATCATCTGACATTTTCGCCGCGCCGTCCGCCGGCTACTTCTGCGAACGATCGCCCGTCCTGGTCGAGCCTGGCATCCTCGCCTGTAAAGGCCTGCCAGCGAAGCACCGCGACATCGACATAGGCCGGATCGATCTCGATCGCGAAGCAGGAGCGGCCGGTCATCTCGGCCGCGACTATGGTAGTGCCCGAACCGCTGAAGGGCTCATACACGGCCTGTCCGGGCGATGAGTTGTTTTCGATTGGCCGGCGCATGCACTCGACCGGCTTCTGCGTTCCGTGGCCGTGCCCATCGTCGTCGCGCGAATTGATGTTCCAAAGTGTCGATTGCTTGCGATCCCCGCTCCAGTGCTTCCCAGCACTCCCCCGCACGGCATACCAGCAGGGTTCGTGCTGCCAATGATAGTGTCCCCTGCTCAGGGCGAAACGGTCCTTGGCCCAGATGATTTGAGAGCGCATCTCGAAGCCGGAAGCCTCAAGGGACTGCTGGACCTCACTCGTATGCCGGCCCGCGTGCCAGACGTATGCGACAGAGCCCGGAAACAGCGCCCAGGCTTCCCGCCAGTCGGCCCGATCGTCGTTCGCTACCTTGCCGAGCTTCCGGACATTGAGATTGACGCCGGCACGCTTCCGCCAGGCCGGATCGTAGTTCACGCCATAGGGTGGATCCGTGACCATCAAATGCGGACTGACGCCCGCCAGCAGCTTGTCGACGTCGTCCTGGGAGGTGCTGTCCCCGCATAACAGTCGGTGGCGTCCCAAGACCCATAGATCGCCGGCTTGGGCGACAGGCTCACTGGGCAGGTCCGGCGCGACATCCGGGTCGGTTAGCCCTTCAGTGAGTTGCGCAGCTAAGGCTGTCCGCTCGGCCTCGGTGAAGCCGATCAGGTCAAGATCGAACCCGAGCACCTCAAGCTCTCCGAGTTCGAGCCCCAGCAGTTCCTCGTCCCAACCACCGTTCAGGGTGAGCTTGTTGTCGGCGATGGCATAGGCCCGCTTTTGCGCTTCGGTCCATTCGCAAGCAATCATCACCGGGACGTCTGTGATGCGCAGTTTGCGTGCCGCCAGTACCCGGCCGTGACCCGCGATAATCGTGCCGTCTTCGGCTACAAGCACCGGATTGGTCCAACCCCACTCCCGGATCGACGCTGCGATCTGGCTTACTTGCGCGTCACTGTGGGTGCGGGCATTGCGGGCAAACGGGATCAACCGCTCCGTCGACCAGCGCTCAACGTGATCCGCGGGCCAGGCTGCCTTCCCTGCAGACTTGGCTGTTACCAGGGATTGACTTTGCTGCGCGGACTGCCCATCGAACTCAGACCGCATCGGCTTCCTCGTCCGTGTCGCCCCACTTTACGATGATGCGCCTGATCTCAGTGATGTCGGAGGACGCGTCCTGGAACTGTCCAGCCTGTTCTGCCAGCCGAAACAAGATTGCGACGTTCCGTGGGTCACCCTTTAAGGCGCCGATAACGACGCCGCGGACAACGGCCTCGGCCTTGGATATCTTTTTGACCTCTGCGCCGTCCCTGAGCGAGATCTCCTCGTCCAGAACTTTATTGAAGAGCGTCTTGAGGTTTTGACTTCCTTTGGCCCGCCCGCTTGGGTTTCCCGATTGCCCCTGTTTGAACCGGCTATGTTCGGGCGGGCTGCAGTAGCCAATTCTCGCCGGCGGTTTGATTGCCTCTTCGGCATCGTCGCTCACGTCATCGTCGCTCGACATCTGCATCGTATCCGGCCTTTTGAGATATCGACACGTCTTTCGGCGTGATCGCATTGTCGAGCATTGTACGTAAGTGCGACGGCGGTCGGTAGGGTGCGCATTTTCGAATGATTGCGAAGAACTGCGTTTGCTGCCAAACATGATCTACCAATCAGCTATGGCATTCCGCACTTGGTAAGATGGGTAAGATCGGTAAGATTGGATAAATCCCGTTTCCTTTCAACGTCGTCGATCCTCGTCTTTCTTACCTTTCTTACTGAGCCTCAAAGTGACCTAAGCAATCTTGGGACCGGCGAGGAGATCTCAAATTGCGTGGACGCCGCCGATTCCGATCGCGTCCGAGATACAGCCGATAAGAAGGAGTAAGAACAGCCGACTCCGTTATTCGTTTGCTATTCAACGCCTTACCCCTCACTTCTTTCTTTCTTACCGTTCTTACCAGGTAGAGTGTACACACCGCGCTTTAGACGGACGACTTCGCCGTCTCGCTGCATCTTGTACAGCAGCTGATCGACGGCATTGCGATCGTTGCGTTCCGTAGCAGCCATTATCTCCGAGATACCCATTCCTTCACTCCCAGCATCACGGAGTGCCGCAGCAACACCAGCCCTTTCACCGGAACTATGGACCTGTTCGGCGTCGCCGAGCAGGGTCCACCGGCAGGTAACCTTGTCAAACCGGCACGCAGTCTCCTTCTCTTCGATATCGCGGCCGCGACCGTGAAGAGTGACATTACCCGCTTGCCGTTTAAGGACCAGAATTGTATCGGCGGCCCCGGTAAGGCCATTCGTCCCACTGACCATGTCGAACGGATCGTCAGCTTCCATTTTCCGGACGTGGTGAATAACAACGATGGCGATCCCGTGGGTGTGGGCCAGTTTATGAAGACCAGCTATCGCCACGTAGTCAGTCGAATAAGCGGCAGCATTACCCTTCGGGGTAGGGCGGATTTTCTCAAGGGTGTCCACGACGATCAGGACGGGCTTGGCAACGGAGTCGCACCATTCCGCAAGGTCTTCGAGTCCGCCAGCATCAGCCTTTCTCCAATCGATCGCGAGCTTTAGCCGAGCCGGCCAGGCGCCATCCGGCCATAACTTCTCCAGCCTCTTCTTGAGCCGCCGCTCGCT